TATTGCTGAAGAGCTTAGAGGATTGGCTGTTGAAGCAAACGTCCCTATCGTATCTGCCACGCAGACCACTCGTTCTGGTTTTGGTAGCTCTGATGTTGACCTTACTGATACTAGTGAGTCCTTTGGTCTCCCTGCTACTGCTGATCTTATGTTTGCCCTTATTGGTTCAGAAGAACTTGAGGGGTTGGGGCAAATTATGGTGAAGCAACTGAAGAATCGTTATAATGATCCTACAGTATTCAAGCGGTTTGTGGTTGGTATTGATCGTGCAAAGATGCGTTTATATGATTGTGAACAAAGTGCTCAGGAAGATATCCTTGACAAAGGTGAAGAAGAAGAGTATAGTTATGAAGAACCAAAACCAAAGAAATCCTTTGATGGATTCAAGTTCGAATAATATGGGACTTACCACAAGACAAGAACAATCAAAACTGGCACTATCAGAGTGTCCTCACTATTATGAAATGACTCTATCAAATGGATCAAAGCGACATTGTGGTACTATGAAAGATGTTGAGTGTATCTTGAGTATATATCCAGACGCTATCTATTCCAAGGTTTTGTTACCACACCCACCACAAACTGTAGACGTTCCTTCTGTTGCAGTTGACCCAGATCCAGAATTAAAACCGCAACACTCTTTACCAGAATCTGAACTTATAGAACTAGAATTATGACCGTTTCGACTCCCCAAGAAGATATGTCCCATAAAGTTGATACTAATAGGTATCTAAATTTTGTTAATGGTGTGACCAGTCAACCATCCCAGGACACTGAAGCAATGATTTATCGTCTTCAGGAACTTGCCGGAAATGGAGCACAACCAGAAAGACTAATGACTGCTGCTGTTGGTTTGTGTGCAGAATCTGGCGAGTTTACTGAGATTGTAAAGAAGATGGTCTTCCAAGGGAAACCTTACAATAAAGAAAATGTCTTTCATATGAAACGTGAACTGGGAGATGTGTGCTGGTATCTTGCTCAGGCATGTATTGCTCTGGACACTACATTTGATGAAATACTTGAGATGAATGTTGATAAACTTGTCGGTCGCTATCCTGGTGGTCAATTCAATGTTCATCATTCCGAAAATCGTAAGGAGGGAGACCTATGACTAAAAAAACTTTTGTGACCAAGTCTGGAGATACTTGGGAATGGGAAGAGACTGAAGAAACTCGTAAGGCAGTAGAAAGATTGCACCGAGATATTCGTAAACTTGAAGAAGAAAACTCACCTGATTATGGAGTAGGAAAATGAAATTGCTCACACTTGAAGATTACCAGAAAGCCGGTGAAACATTCTGGCCAAAGTATTGGTACGTTGCTAAAGAACTAGGAGAAGATGCTAAACCTGAGCAAGTTCTCAAAGTTATGGAAGCAGTCGGTGGACTTGCACTTAGATTCGCACTAGAAGAAAAGGAAGGACCATTCGGATTCAATAAAAAGGAGGAAGAGACTCCCCAAACAGATACCGTAACTAACACTTTTGGATATGTCTGAACGCAAACCACGCCTGGAAGATTCTTTCGGCGGTACAGTAGAAAAAACCATCCCAGAGGATGTTGAGTGGATTGATGAATGCTTCTATATCAAGGAAACACGATTCGGTCTTTATACATCTATCTTAAAGGAACCTCTAGGACAGCACTTCATTACTGGTGCGACTAGGGAAGGGGTGATCACAACGACAAGATGGCACCTAATGTGTTTACAGGAAAGCACACTTCAAGATTACACTCGTGTTGTAAATAGTGGGGTTGTTGGCGGCAAACTTTGATGAAGACAGTAGAAAGGCATCGATATAATAAAGAAGGTCAGATCTTTCAGACAAGAACTCTTACCTTCGAACCTTATCCTATGACTGAGATTGAATCGGTCATAGGACTTATTTCTAGTAACCTAACTCCAGATCTGGTCACCAAAAAGTACCGGGAAGAGAATGCATCCAACCCAATGTTTGGTCACTGCTATCACTCGTCTCAGGCACTTTACTACCTGATGGATACTGATGTTCTTGAGCAGAGAACTGCAATCGACTATCATGATTGCTCACACTGGTGGTTGGTTGACACCACAACTGATAAGTTGTATGATATCACTGCAGACCAATACTACCATGTTGGTCAGATTCCACCATACGTTGACGGGAAGAAAAAACCGTGGTATGGTTGGAAGGAGCGTCCTCACCAAAGATCTTTGAATCTGATGGTGAGAGTTCTCGGAGACAGATTGGCTCTTGATAAGACCACCAATCTGATTATATAATGCACACATCGGATTTTTCCGAGTCAACCTAACTCCATAACGGTTGATTTTGCACAACACTACTTACCAAAACCAAAGGAAGGTAAACTATGGTGAAAACACTACTAAATCTTTGTGACCTTTTTTCTAATAAGGTCTCAGACATTGTTCAAGAACTTCTGTCACACCTGCCGGTCTTAGATAAAGCACCGACAGACGGACTTCCAAAACTTGAAGATGTCATCGAAGCACACTCCAGAGGGGAGTATGAAGGCGTTGATAGTGTTCACGTCTCTGCCAGAATTGGAGATATCATGACCGATCCCGAATACAATCGTGGAGATAATCTGCGGTACGGTAATCAGGAGAGAGATCTGAATGGGATGGGAGGATTCTCGTATCAAGCAGCAGGAACTCTAGTTGGATTTTTGCGTCCAGACGGTTGTCGATATGTTCTTGTTATCACTCAGGGTAACAACCGCGTTTCTATGCTTTATGCTGTTACGCGAAGTAAATCTGCACGGATTCCGGTTCTTGTCATCTTCCACAAACCAGGAATTTCTGAGCAAGAAATGGTTCGTGTAGAGTCTGAAAATCACAACGCAGACTGCAACTTTCGTTCTACTCAAAGCACGGATGAAAAGTTCAAGTCCGCATTCTTCTCTCAGCAGAAGTGGGCAAAACTCATTTACAATTTCCTTAAACCCTTTAGCATCGGAATTGCAGGGACACTTGAAGATGCAAAGTTTAATTGTACTTCACACGGTTACATTGACAAGGCACGAAAAGAGGCTGGGGAAGAGTTTGTAAAGCGTTTCCTTAAAACTCATGTAGATGTCTTTTCTGCAGATAACTGTCAAAAGGAGGTTTTTGGAAACTTTGTTCGAGGTGGGGCGAAATTCCTTTCTACATTCTCTGCTCACATCGCTGAAGTAGATGAAAAGAATGGAGGGATTGATTCCTTCAGTGACATGATGCGTCACTATTTTGCTGACAGAGAAAAAGAAGCACTTGAAACTCGGAAACTTCTTGAGAAAAATCGTGCTCCTAAATCAGCGATTGCATCTGTTCCTGTTAAAAAGTGTTTGACACAGGCAGACATCACTCAGGGCAATCGAGTAATCAAAGGATATTCTTTGTTTGTTTGCCGTTTCGTAAGTCTTTACAATGAATATTGTAAAGAGCAGGAACTCGATTACAACAAAACTTATGCAACTGCTATTCCTGTTGTTGACGGAAAGACCTTTGCAAGTTTTATCAAGAACGAAGATCCTATTCTCCGACCTTCATTCATTGACGTTGCAAAGAACCCAGTTGTTCATAAGGACTGATAAATAATCTTGCGATCTTTCGTGCGGTCGCTTCAATGGTAAACTTACAAGAAATATTTCTTGTAAGTTTTGGGGGAATTAGCTCAGTTGGTAGAGCACCTGCTTTGCAAGCAGGCTGTCAGGAGTTCGAGTCTCCTATTCTCCATAAATAAAAATAAAAATGTCGTCAAACGATCTCCTCAAATTAAATTCTGCTTTAAACGAGTTTCAGGCAAATAAAGAAGTAGACGATATTATCTTGGTTAAGTCTGCTGGACCAAAGATAGTTACTTATGAAGTAAGGTCTACTGATAGGGAAACTACGAGAACTGATGTAGAGAAGTCTCTTAAAAAACATAGAGTTGGCACAGTCTCTAGACAATTAATGAATGTATCTTCCATGGAGGTTACTAACTGTAAGTCTGGTGGAATGATATATCGTTTTGTCTACAAACCTACCAAAGGTGGCATGTCACAGACCACACTGAATGCAAGTATCACGGAATTATTTCCATGTATTGCATTTGAAACTGGCATTAAGTCCAGACAAATTAAGAATGTTAGAGACTTTTATAATAAGATAATAGAGAACAATTCAAAGGATCTTAATTGTTATCTGAACGCAAAGGATGCAAAGGCTGGAAAAGAATTTATAGATAAAGCAGAAACTGGGAAGTTTGAAGAAAAGGTTCAGAATGCAATAAACATTTTAAAATGGATTGAGGGTGTTCATAAATTGCATCCAATTGAAAAAGTTTTTTGGGGATATCGAGCAAAACCTCAAGGAGTAATGAATAACCATCCTGGAGACATCTTTCTTCAATTTAAGAATAAAAAATTTCTTGGCGTTAGTTTAAAAGCGGGTGGTGAAAAAACCGCTGAACCAAAACTTAATACTTATATTAGACCAATATATGAATATTATGGTAAGTTAAATGAATATGAGAAATTAAAGGAAAAGTTATGGCCTCAGTATAAAATTATTCCAGGAGTCACTGAAGATGACTACAGATACTGGGGAACGCAAACTCTTGCAAATAAAACTTTTGAATTTGAAAAAAATGATGAAAAAACATATAACGAATTATATGATAAGAATCTCAGTATTATTAAGGATGAATTGATTAACTTGTTAAATAGTGATTTCAAAAAAACTAAGAGTTGGTTGCTTGAAAAGGTTGCTCAACAGCAGCAAGATGTTCCTTTAGTTGTTGTTAAAGCAACTGAAAGAATGGCAAGAAGAGATAAGTCAAGTGATATGTTAGTTGAAGCACTTGCATCGGTCAAAAAAATAGAAGCACAACTTCCGAAAGGAAGATCAAAGCAAGGATGGAATATTCATTTAAGTGATGGTTCAAAGTTGAAATTAGATTTCACAACCAGAACTAATAAAGTTGGTGCTATGCATAAAATGGGACAATTTCAAAACCTGGCGGTTAAATTTAATAAGGTAGAATCAATTTGACACTAAATAACTCTGTTGATAACGGAGTATGAGATGACTTTGCCGAAGGAAGTGGTATTGACTGCGTTAAAGTGCTGCAGAGATGTATATCCACACGAACAAGATTTTCTGGTAAATCGTGACCATGATGGTTATACGATTCTCGCTGTAGAAGGAACTAACGAGACCACTGACTGGGTAACAAATCTCAAGTTTTTAATCAAGAGAAATAATTGCCATAGAGGTTTTCAGAATAATGCAAACAGAACTCTTGCACAACTAGTTCTTGGTTATGAAGCACTGGATGAAAGTCGTAAGTTAGTCTTTGCTGGACACTCACTTGGCGGTGCAACTGCAACCTGTCTCGCAGATTTGATGCTCCCATACAACGACAACATTGCAATTGTTACAGCCGGATCTCCAAGACCTGGTGGAAGAAAACTCAGAGCAAGACTGAAGGATGTTGAGCATCTCCGTTTTGTTCATGGAAATGATATTGTCCCACTAACACCACCTTTTCTTGCTGGATTCGTTCACACGCATCCTGTCATTCATCTTGAAGATGAGAATGATACGATGTTTGATGGCGTGGCAGATCATAACATGGGAGATTACTACGACGCCGCAGTCAAGTATTATTCTTGACCGACGTAATATAAAATACTAAATAAAAAATAAGGAATAATAATATTGATGAGAAGTTTTTCCCAATTTTTAAGTGAAGCAATGAAATCTTCTGCTGCTTTGGAAGCACAGCAGAAGGGATTGGTCTATAGTCAACAAAAAAGTGCGTGGGTTAATCCGAAAACTCAAGAAGTTGTTGCAAGAACTGAAAAGGGAAAATTGCATTTTGTGAGCAAGAGAGACTCAAAGCAAGATGATGAACCTTCTGAAAGAAAAGCAAAACCAGAAGCAACAACTACAAAGAAAAGAAAACCCCAAGAAACTCCTGCATCTAAGACCAAGGCAGCGAGTCCAGAACAACAAAAAGCACCACAATCACCTCCAGAAGAATCTAAAGGTGAAGATGAAGGTGAGGTTACAGGTACATTGACAGTTGTGTTTGGAAGATTCAATCCTCCCACAATTGGTCATGAAAAACTTTTAAAGGCAGCAAAGACTATATCTGATGGTGGAGATTTGAAAATCTACCCATCAAGAACTCAGGATGGAAAGAAGAATCCTTTAGATCCGGATATGAAAGTTTCATATATGAGAAAGATGTTCCCAGATTTTTCTGATAACATTGTGAATGATACTGAGATGGCAACGATCTTTAATGTTCTTACAACCGCATCAGAGAATGGATATTCGAGTGTGAACATCGTTGTTGGTGCAGATCGACAATCGGAGTTTGAGGGACTTGCACAGAAATATAATGGAGAACTTTATGAGTTTGAAGAGATTCGTGTAGTTTCTGCAGGTGCTCGCGATGCGGATGCAGAAGGAGTAGAAGGAATGTCTGCATCTAAGATGAGAAAGGCTGTAGTAGATGGAGATTTCGAGTCTTTCCGTAAAGGAACTCCAAAGAGTCTGAATGATAATCAAACACAAGCGTTATTCGATGCTGTTGCTTCTGGATTATCTGGAAAGAAAAAGAAAGTTGCTGAGATGTGGGAGATTGCACCAAAGTTGGATCCAAAAACTCTTAGAGAAAAGTATGTCAGGGAGGAGATTTTTAGACTTGGCGATACTGTAGAAAACATAAACACTGGATTGATTGGTGAGATTATTCGTCGCGGAACTAATCATCTCATCTGCGTGACGAAAGAAAATTATATGTTTAAGTCCTGGATTCGTGATGTAATGGAAGCAATTGTGAACTATCCCGGACCATCTGGTGTTGATGCAGATAGTAGATTGATTGGCACAGACAAGTACAGAGAGTATACAATGAGATTAACTGGCACACTTGATATTAAAAATTTCATAAATAAGTATAAGAAAAAGTCTAAGTAGTATTAAAATGACTGAAACTCATCTGAATGATCTTTCGAAAGTATATCTTGATCAGGTTGCTACTGAAGGAACTATGGATATCAAGGGGTTCGAAATCCCCAAGAAAGAACGCGAATCTGCTGCTGAACGTATCAAGAAGAAGACTGCAGAGAAGAAAGTAGCACTTGAGAAGAAGCATGGTAAGAAAATGGATGATCATCCAGAGTATCCAAAGAAGAAATATGTTGATGAAGCAGATTCTTTAGCTGCTATGCAAGCAAGGAGAGAAAAACGTCTTGCTGCACAAAGAAAGAAAATGGGTACTTCCTCAACTGGTCAAGACTTTGGTCATGACTATGGCATTTCTTCTGATGAACGCAAGAAGAGACAGAAAGCAGAATTTGATAAGTTTGTTGGTAAGAAAACTCAGAAGGAAGCACTTGATCCTGTAGGCAAGGAAGATGGTGATGTGAATAATGATGGTAAGAAGGATAAGACTGATAAGTATCTGATGAAGCGTCGTGAAGCAATCGCTAAGTCTATTAATAAGAAGAAGGTAAAAGAATCATTCTCTGATTGGAGAACAGAACTTTCCGAAGTAATCGGAGACACAGACGTAAAAAAAAAGTCCGAAACGCCAAAGATAAAAGAGGGGAATGTAGATAATGCTTCCAAGATCAAAATCAATCCCGAAATCAAAGAAGCTATTGAGGAAATTGGTGGCACTCTGTTGGAAATGGTGGAGATTGATGAAATGGACTACATCTTGGAAAGTGTTTATGATGAACTTATCGAGGAAGGTTTTACGGAAGAAGATGTGGAATTTGCTATTGAACAAGCACTTATTCAAGACCTCGAAGAAGTAACCAGTCCTGCTGCAGTTGCTTCTGCAAAAATGAGAAGTGGAAACGGAAATCCGAAGAGAGACGCTGGTGCAGCTGCACGCAGCAAAATGCAAAGTCGTTCTCCTAAACCATCACAAGAAACCAAGAAACCATCCTTCAAAGACAGACTGAAGTCTCTTGCTAGGAACACACTTGATAAGGCTTCGGAAACTGTTGGTAAGGTCATGAAGAAGAAGTCAGAGGTTCAGTCTGGACCAGCAAAGGCTAAGAATAAACTTAAATCTTATATTGATCGCGCCAAAGCAGTTGCTAAGGCTGGATATGAGAGAGGAAGGGGTCCTGTAGAAAAGAAGACAACATATAGAAATGTTGGAGCGGGAAGAAAGGAAAAGATTGGAGAAGACTTGGTAAATGAAGTAGATGAAAAACAGATGCTTGCAAAGAAAAAACAGATGATGCTTAAACAGCAGATGATTGACAAGCAAAGACTTCAGATGCAACAGCAAGGTAAACTTCCTTCTGGGCATAAAGTTGAACAGAAAGAAGAAATGTCTATTGCGGATCAAATGAGAATTTCTCGTGAGGCAAATGCAAAACGAAAACCATATCAACCAGGAGATCGTGAGAAACAACGTGCTGCTATACTTAGGAATGCTGCTAAAAATGCAAAAAAAGATACTAGAACAGATGCCGAAAAAATGGCAGATGCTACAGGACCAAGGGATGCCTTTGGGCGTCCTTCTAAATCAGGATACAGAGGGGACTGATAAGTGCCCACCGTCTCCAAAGCGCAACAACGATTCTTCGGGATGGTTAGGGCGACTCAGAAAGGGAAAATGGAAAATCCCTCGCCTGAGGTTGCCAAAGCTGCTTCCTCCGCCAGCATGTCCGACGTAAAAAAATTTGCATCAACAAAACATAAAGATCTTCCCGAAAAAAAAGTTGCGAAGGAAGCGAAAGATTTTTCTGAGAGAGATAAGATTATGAAAAAAGCAAAACCTCTTCATAAACATCTATACAGTAGACTTCATAAAAAGGATACTTCTGGTGATGTAAATGAAAGTCGCTATGATCGATATGATGCTGAGAAGAAAAGGTTTGATAAAGATGATAAGAGAATGAAGCATGGTAAGAAGTGGAAAGAGTTTACTAAGGATGCTGAATCCGCAAAAAATAGACTGAGACCCGGAGAAGTTAAAAAATTTAATAAAGAAACTGGTAAATATGAGTCCAATAAGGATTAGTTTCTTTTTTTATAAATACACATAGGAAATAATTTCACAGGAAAAGACATGGCACTTTGGGGAAATAACGATGCTGTTGGTTCTGATGGAACAGTATCTTTAGATTATGCGACAGGTGTAGTTACTGGAGCAGGAACTAGTTTTGGTATCGCTGGTGGATGCTCCGTTGGTGATGTAATTCGCTTTGGTGATCGTGCTGCTGATTACTATGGTGACGCAGTTATTGTAAGCATCGCAAGTTCTGAGAGTCTTTCAATCGGATCTACTGCTGGTCTGAGTGGCGGTGCAATTACTGGAGAAGATTTTACTGTAAGTCAACTTCCAAAATATACTGTTCTCGATTCTAAGTATAGTGAAGCACCATATGGAACTGAAGACTCTTTTGTTTATGGTATTGCTGAAGGTGGAACTGATGCTGCTTCCGGAAGTAAGTATGAGTCTGGTGTAGGTTGGGTCGGTGTTACAACCTATGTTGACGGTCAAGGAGAATATAGAGTCAAGAAAGAGATTCTCGTTGCAATGTCAGGTATCACGACTGGAAATGATCCGGTATATCCCCCTGCATGATAACTCATGATTTTTAGTGAGTTGAATGAGGAGAATTTCCTCTTATTTGCGATTAAAAATTATGAGAATCCTCAAGCAGTAACAAAAGAGGATTTTGATAAAGACCTTAATCATTTCAAATATATTAAAAGACTTCTGAAACGATATCAAAATGGTGGAGAACTCAAGACTCATCTCCTACTAAATCATTTCATTATTCTGTATAACATATTTGGTGATGCTGCGACTCCAATGTTATT